GAACTCGGGTTGCATCAAGTATCCAGTATCCTTGTTGGTCGTATCAGGAGCACAATCAGGATTCATGTTTACAATCGAAACAACTCCGTGATCAGAATGATAAAGCTCAACACTGAGTTTAATCTGAGCGGATTCGCCGTTGAAGTTTACGTTGCGGATAGATGTACCAGCACCGGAACCATCTGGGTCAAGGCGAGCAAAGTCGCTAATAACACGACGTAGAGCCGTATCTGCAACTAGAGTCAGGTTGTTTGATGCACCATTTACACGGTAAATGGAAGTAATCAGGTTGTTCAGAACTGTTTCCGTAAACGTTCCACTAGCGTGAATGGAAGCCGCAGGAGTGCGGTAATCAGCTGGAACGTCAGACGGTCCAGAAGAATCAATCCAGTCACCCAAGCCACGAAGCTTGTAAACTGTTCCAGCACCATCTTCGGCACTACGGTCATTAGTAGAACAAAGAGTTGCTTCGATGTCTCTCTTGAGTTCTCGAAGTGCCTTTGCTTCTGCTTGAGCAGTCTTTGCAGGACCTACAGATTCAACTGCGTCTTGAAGATCCGAGACCATGTAGTCACGGCGGAACTTCTGAACGTAGTTGCCGAGGCGAGCACGACCACTGAATTTATCCGTAAATGCAGTAACGTCAGAACCTTCAGCGGTTCCGGCAGTGCTAGGAGCGTCGAGTGAATCAACAGTCCATTCTACGAATGTTGCGTTTGCCTGCGTTTTAGAAGCAGACGAAAGGACGGGAGTTTCTTCGGGGGCCAAGATAGTCAAAATATCTGTTAGGTCCTCACGATTAGAAACCGCCGCTCCTGGGTTTGTTGTATCGTATGTTGGTGAAAAAGCCATTATATTGTTTAGCTAAGTTTAAGTTATGCTAGCCTTGATGCTAGCTGTTTGGTTCTCATTTGAATAAAATCATCATTGGTTCCGCTAGATTTGAATCTCGCTCCTAGGTCTTTTATAGCCTTAGAGGATCTGCTCTCTTGCTTTTCAGACTTGGCTGAAGTGGTTAGTGGACTAGGAGGATTGATCTTTGCCTTTTTGACAGTATCCTTTATTACCTTCCTATTGTACATGCTGTCTGCGGCATGAGCTAGAATGTATGGCATCTGAGCACCAATCTTTGGCGAGTCTTTATAAAACTTTTGAAGATCTGGATGCCCAGCAATTTCCAGAAAACGATTTCTCATCGTTTCATCACCCCCGTCTTTTAGCCAATCAAACTCTTCAATTGCTTTGCGACCAAAATCTGATTTGATTTTAGCTGAATGCTCTAGCGCTTGAATTTTTTTTAATTGGCTAGGGAGAAATGAATCTCTGGATTTGCGAGCATTTTTTAAAGCTGAGCGAACCTCAGCCTTTGTCATGCTTTTGCCTTCTACCTCTGCTACTTCTGCATTGGGTCCATATTCGTCGGACTCAAAGAGGATGTCTTCGGCCCACTCGATAACGTCATTTATCTCATTTGCCTTTTCCTGTAATGTACTAATATCGTTAATATCACTAAAAGGATTGTTTTTAACATCCTCCTTTGGACTTAACGGATTATTTTTAAGGGAATCCTCTAACTCTGCAAGTCGCTCTTCAGCTCCCTTGGCTCGCTTAGTCAGTTCGCCAAAACGGTCTACTGCTCTGCTACCAAGTGCTTTAGATAACTCCTTGATTTCGTCCTCAGACATTTCATCCAAGTTGAACTGTGAAAGAACATCTGGTGCTTCAGCTGCGGGAGCCTCTTCACCCGATTCTGGAACTTCCTCAGACTCTTCCTCTTCCGCCGGTTCTACGACTTCTGAATCTACCCGAGATTGCTCCAAGCGTTGGATCGCAAAATCCTCTGCTGATATATTAGTTGGTACCGCAAGATTTGGTTCAGCCTCTGCTGGGGCTTCGATGATTTCTTCTGACATAATTACTCCACTCATTTACGCCGAGCGACGGCTGAGTTGAAGTATAGCACATCTTTTTATTGAAGAATTTCTTTCCAACGAATTCTTATCTCTTCCCAGTTTCCTAGGTCTAAAGCATCATCTATCGCTATGATTTGACCACTAATTTGCTGGAGTCTTTCAGTTCCGGCATTACGCATTTCTTGTATGCAATCTTGTTTAACCAAATTTAATTGGTTAAGATACATGGCAAACTGTTCGTTATGTCCCAGTATTTCTATTTCTTTATCAGCAAGCATTATTGCATTCCTTGAGTCTGGGCTCCACCCATTGTAGCTGGAGGTGTACCAATTTTTCCTATTTGGGCATTTTGAGCTTGCTGCATTGCAAACTGATATTGACCAGCATATTTCTGAAGCCTTTCAGCAAACTTTTGATCTTGCTGTAAGCGTTGAGCAACGTCTTCCTGAGATGCGTATTGTTGAATAATTTGCATAGCCGCTTGAGCACCATTAGGACGTGCTGGTACTTCGATACCTGCATAAATTTTCGATAAGTCATCAGTAATATTCTTTAAAAGTTTTTCTTGAGATTGTTGTGCTGGCTCTATAACTGAATCGGACAATACTGGATCAATGCTATTAGCAATTACACCAAGAAGCTTATCCATGTTAATTCTACCGTTTCGATCAAGTGAAACTAAAGAAACTAATCTTTCTAGCTTTTTTTCTTGAGCTTCTGAATCTGAATTCATTACGTCGTAGCTAATTGTTACGTCGTAATTTTCATCAGGGTCTCCTTTTTCAAAAGATTGAGGATCTGGAATTCCAGTAGCTTGAAAAAATATTCTGTCTGGTCCAAATCTTTGAAAACAACGGTAACACAACGCCACTACTTCTCCTGCATGTTGCAAGAATTTGTTTACTAAAAATTGCCTTCTGACTTGAGAAGAACCGGACGTTTCGTCTAGTCCAACTAGCCGGTCAGCTTGTGCCATCATGGTGTTTTCCATTTCCAGCGACCCACTATCAAACCTTGGCGTTGGACCAAATTCAATGTCGCCTGGTCGTCTTCTAGCCACCTTACGTCCTGGTCCCCAGTCCGTAGGTGCTTGCCCTACTGGATGAATTAACGGCGGAAGAGTGGCTAGAGAGTTGCGATCAATTCTAGAGTCTCTTTCAATTTTTACTTGATTCTGAATTCCCCTAAGCAAATCGGGAATTGTTAAAGTGTCGTAAAGCCTTTTACTGTCTTCAGACAGTTTAGATACTATGACTGGATAATTTTCGTAACCATTTAAAAGTTCAAATTTTGCATATCCAGGAGCTGTTTCGTCTCCGCTAAACTCTCGGTGAAATACAGTGCAGTAAATCCCCTCAGATCCATCATCTGGATCAATGAGGCGTTGATAGCCATAAACAATCTCTACTAGCTCTTCAGCTTCGTAGTTCATGTCTGTTAAAGAAATTGTTCTACGACCCTCTTGCTCCCTTTCTATGGAATCAATGTTTACCCCACTGTATTTTTCTATTACATAATCGACAAAGTCTTCATCCCAGCCATCAGTTTTGACTTTTAGTCTAAGATCTTGAGCCGACAAATAAGTGCGGTAAAAACCGTAAGGAGCACGTTGAGGATCTGTAACATATGCTGGAAAAACCCAGTCTCCATCTGGTGCTAATGTTTTAACATCTGGAGCATCCACTTGCCTTCGAACAATAGGAAGTTCTGCAAATCCAGTATCTCTTAGGCTTTTCATTGCCTTTCGAGCCCTTTTTTCGCTTACCTCTGAAAATGCTTGTTGCAATAAAGCTATAGCTGCCTCGTCGGACCCATTAGCAATTTGCTGTCCTAGTTGTGGATTAAGGCGTGTTATTTCGTCAAGACCAAGACGTTGTAAGAAACTGCGGTCTTCTCTCCTCCAGCCAACATAGGTTATGAGTATTCCTCGTTCTAACAAATAGTTAGCACCTAGCTCCATTTCTTTCATGAAACGAGGAATATACCCGCTGCTAACCATCCACTTTAAAAAATTAGAAACAATCTTTGACTTTCCAATGTCATTAACTTCAGTGGGAAAAGCGATTATGTTCGCGGCCTGCAATGCACTCATGAACATACTAACCAATCGTGTGATTCGCTCGTCGATTACATGGCTTTCCATGTCGCTTGCTCCCTCCCAAGGGAAAGCGTCTGCTCCATGCTTCCTTAAATCCCTAGATTTTCCTGGCCACCAATTTCGCCTGTCATCGTATGCGTTTCGGCATAATTGGAAATAGGACTCTAGCTCTAGCGTAGACTGATCGTAGGCCTTTGCTAGAGCCCTAATGTCGGGTTCTTTCCCAACGTATGTTAATGAATCATTTTGCATCTATTTTTTTTCTTTGTTTGATTTGCTGTATGAGGTCATACACATACTCCTTGTTAACGCCTATTCTATCACACAAATCAAGAGGAGTCATAGGAAGCATTTCTTCTCCCCTTGCCATTCTAATAAATATTTCCCAAGCAACAAATCTATCTATTTGTTCTTGAATCCAAACTTTGTCCTTAGTTATATCTATCTGCTGGGACGTATCTAAAACTTGATCCATTGACATCTGCTATTTCTTCGATTGTTACTTTTTTCCCCTTCATCTTATTGTAAAGTTTTCTTGGGACCGCAGTAGCAACCTTTTTTGGGGGGTTAGGTATTATGACATACATGTAATTAGGGTTGCGACAATGACTATGAACAACTCCTCTATGATGCTTTGGCACGGCCTCAGGGACATCCAAGGAATCAATTAGTATTGATTGCCCCTCTTCGTCGATCCAAGTGTTTTTACCCTTGCCCTTAGCCATGTCGCTACAGAGTTTTTCTTCCTTTAGTTTCATTGCCTCTTCGAATGAGATGTTTAATTTTTTTGCAATTTCAGTTAATCTAATTTTCATCTAATATCCTCCTGTCTTCATTTTAATTGTTTCTAAACTTTTGTTTGTTACGTGATCTGGTCCTTCTCCTCCGTTTGTCATTCGCAAATAACGAATTAAATCAAAAAAATCCTTTAAAGCTTCGTCGCCTCTTCCCATAGCACCATAATGAACCAACGAATCAATTAGGTTGCCGCAACTTTCGTGAATAAAACATCTAGGCCTATTTGCTTTATCAATTTCGGCATTTGGATTATAGCTAAACCATTCATCTAAAGCCGTAATTCCAATCTCTTCGCTTCGGCCATCACTTGGGTAAAAAATCATTCCTTCTTCGTCAAACGAAGTAAACAAGTCGTCGTTGTTTTCGTTTTCCCTAGCAAAATAACGACAATCTCCTATTCTTTCAAAAACTTCGATCCCCATTTCCTCTTCGATTTCGTTAAATAAATCGACATATCCTTTTACGTCGTAGCCTTCTTTCTTTGCAGCTGGGCCAGTTTTCCATTTAGGATCACCAAATACCGCCCACTCGCCGTAGGTATCCCGATCTGGCCACTCTCGCCCAATGTAAACGTTTCCTGACTTATCAACACTAGCCCATATAGCTGTATAATTCCTAGCACCGGCGGGGTCAACCACTTGGTAGTGGGTAAAGTTTTTGTTATCGCTAATGTCTGGGAACTTCGT